CCGGAGCTTTGCGACCGCGCAACTGGTTGTAAATGCTGAGACCATCCCAAACATTACCACCGGGAGAGTTGATCTCTACAAGCAGCGGACCGTTGCCAACTTCAGCAAGAACATCGGAAAACTGCTTACCGGACAGACCACTACCACCAAACCAGTCTTCGCCAATCTGGTCAAAAATCTGAATGGTCGCTGTCTCGCTCGGAGCGTTAGCAGGAGCGTAATAAAGCCAGTCGTTTTTCTTAATGAAGCTCATTCAGTTTTGGCTTTAGGTTTACGAGTCTTCTTTACAGCAGCGGTAACAACATCGGCAGACACAATATCATTGGATGGAGTCTGTGAGTCTGGAGCAGCTACTGGAGTGGGAGCGTTTTGGTTTTCTGCCGGTATGTCAATACCAGTAACCGGAGGATTGGCGGATTTCTCTTTTTGGATTGTAGATATCTCAGAAACATCCAAACCATATTTGAGAGCCAACTCGCGAACAAACAAAGCTTGCTGCGCTTTAGCTTCTAGCGAAGAACGCCAATCAAGACCACGCGCACCGTAAACCTCATCGTAGGTAACAATTCCAGCCTCTAGCTCTGCCAATTGAGCCGCAGAGTTACGGCCAACATCAACATTAGGAGAGCGCGGAGCGGTAATTGAGACTTCGTACCAGTCGCTTGGAGCGTCATTGAGCGCGGGATCGTTCTTGATCGCGTACTCCATAACGTACTCGTAAATACGACGAGCCGCTGAAGCCATCACTTGATGGCGAGACTTGAACCAAACAGCGGACATATCTAGCGCACCGCGATAGACAGTCCCCTGCATCGATTCTGGGTAGACAAGAACGTAAGGAATGCCAACGCCAGCGCATACCTTCTCGGTCAGTTGCCGCCAGTACTCGCGCATATTTACGCCGGGACGCTCGGTCGCGAATTGCTCAAACGAATCACCGTTCTTGAGCACCTTAACGCCAGATCCGAAAACCTGTTCGTAATAGTTCTCAGCGGTGTTCTGGCTTGTTCCAGCAGTACCAGCGCGGAGGTTGCTTGCTTGGACCTCACCGGAGTCAGTCTTAACAACTTGAGCAACTGAAGCTCCAAGCTTACACGCTTCCATCTCCAGCTTTTGAAGATCATCAAGATCGTGCAGATCGTTGATTACAGCGGAGACAAAAGGAAGACCTCTAAGCTGACCGGGACGATTCGGCTCGTAAATGTGAACGATTGAATCAGAGCCAATAGATCGGACATCAGTTAGGTTACCCTGAGTCTTCTCGTTACCGATAAAGTAAGAGATTGCGCGACCAGTACGAGGGTCAAATCGGATACCGTCAAACACGGTTTCATCCCCCTGCATTCCTGCTGGAGTAGCAATGGACTGAGCTTCGATAAGCTGCAATCGAGGTTTGCCGCTGTCTCCTTTGGTTAACAACAAGAACGATTCGCCATCGTAGAACCAACCACGAGCCGCTTGGGACATCAGGGTTGAGAACGACTGGCGAGAACCGATATCGGGATAACGGCTCCAGACATCAAACCACTTCTTGGCTTTAAGATTCCAAGCGGGATCGCTGGAGGCTGGTTGAACGGAGAAGCTGGAGCCAACAGTGTAGGACTCAAAAAGGTCGCCAAGTCTATTTAGAACAGCGTTATTCTGTTCAAAAAAGCGAGACTTGCGGACAATAGCTTGACGGGTTGCGCTTGTAACATCAAACCGCGCTGAAGTGTAAGACGTATCGAGATACGAACGACGCAACGAGTTACCGGCTCCTTCGTATTTGTTAACGGGAGCAGGAAACAGCTTGTTCGCTATGTTTTGAAGAAATCCCATTAGCTCATCCGAGTTGTGGCTTCACGCCGAAATTGAGTGAAATCCCCATAATACCGAGTGGTTGAAACCAGAACGGCGGTCAACATCTTGTTGTAAATCTGGAGATCGGTGGGACTAGCAATGCCGTCTCCAGAAAGCAAAGTCACAGCGTAATCGTAATCTGTAAGCAAAGACTCCCACATTTGGAGCATCTCAATTGGTGCTGCTGTACCTTTACCGGGTTCAGCGAACTCAACAGAAACATCAGAGCTTGAAGTGCTGCGAACTACGTTACCGCTCTCCATCGAAGCAGCGGATACCGTTAGTTTAGCGGTTAGTGCCTCAAGCAGCGTCAAAGCAGCTTTGCTCGCGTAAGTAGTACGCAAGTATGACCGCTTAGTTGCTACCGTGTAAGTGAACACTTGCGCGGACTATCAACAGACCGCCAAGTTTGTCAACCACTAGAATTTTCAGCGGTGCTGGAAGTTAGATCGTTCCATAGCATGACCATAGCCAACTGCATGATCTCACAATCGTGCAAATGGTCCGGCCAACGAGTGTTTCGTTTGAACCACAAGTGTTTGATTCTACCGGATCGGCTGGCTGTTGGTCGTAAAACGTGAGAGTCCAGATGCTTCCAATATGTATCAGAATCGCTCGCAAATGCTCCTTCAGCGTCAAGCGGAGCGGGTAGGCTACAAACACTCCATTCATGTTTCTCGCTTCCCTTACGGAGCCGCTGGAGAACTTCTCGCATATGCTCAGTGTCAAAAATCAGCAGCGGTTGAACAACCTCAGTCGTCATCGATGTGGAGGTTGTTATTCCAAAGGGATGGATGGAGCCGGTCTTGGATGTAAATCTTGCGCCAGTCTCTCGGCCTTTCATCGGCATCCAACCGATCAACATAGGTTTGCGGAGACCTCCCTCTGGTGGATAGCGGAGTCCGCAGGGATAGTTTATGGGGCTGTTGCTGGTGGTCGCGTGAGCCGCACAAGCGTCGTAGACCGCTTGAGTGTTATAGCCGGAATCCACGCCAACATCCATATCGTGGACCTTATACGCGATTTGAACCCTACGCAGCGCGGCAAAGTCATCAGCGTGACCGGCTCCAACTAATCGAGAGTTACCGTTGAGCCATTCTCGGCAAACCCACCAGAGGAACGGAGCAGCGGCTTGTACGTCAGCGGTAAGGTAACGTCTTGCCTCTGGCATCTCCGCATCAGAGACAATCTCGACTCGGTCTTGTTGGGTCTCTTGATTCTCCCACGGTTCCGCCAACATACCGTTGATGAATCCCTGCAATCCCATCATTGAGCTTTTCGCTTCCAAGAAGGAGACCGCAAGATTTCCCCAAGTGCATTTGCGATCTGGGGAGTATAGCGAAGACAGATGGTAGGATCTTACACTCGGGAGGCTGGCTTTATTTTCCGAGATCCACTTGCCGTGACGTAACCCTGCAACTTTTTGGCTGTCAGATATCTTTCCCTGACACAATTGGCAGACGTAATGGGCGGTGGTACGGATGCGCTGCCAGTCTGGTCTGCCGTCTTCAAGCTTCTCGTTTTCCCAAGTAACTTGCCTCCACTCTAGTTTGATATGCTCGCGGCAATGCGGACAAGGAATGTAATACCGTCTCTGGTCACCTCTAAGGTAACGCTGCCAGATTCTTCCCTCTGAGGTTGTGGGAGTTGAGGTAAAGAACGCTTTGCTGGAGGAGAACGCTTTGAGTCGCTGCTCGGCAAGATCAAGAGCGTCAGCTTCTTTGGCGGTAGCGTCCGCAAATTTATCCACCTCATCTGCGACCAAGATCCTGACGGGACGAGACGCTAGATTTGCCGGTGAGTTAGAGCCAACAAACGTGAGAGTACAGCGGTCGAATTGCTGCTCTAGATTTGTGATCTGGTCTTTGTCTGCTGGGAATCTGGCGAGCATTGCCGGTGAGTCTTCCAGCATAGGTAACCAGCGAGACTTGCTAAATGACCGTGCTAAGTTCTCGGAAGGCATCAGCCACAAAGCGGGAGACGGCTCAACATCGATGGACCAAGCGAGACCGGCCATCAGCGTCGTCGTTTTACTGGTTTGTGATCCCCAGCAGAGCGTTACCTCGGAGACCGCATGATCTTTCCAACATTCCAACGGCTCCCTGCAATATGGACGCACCGCCGTGGAGAATGGTCCGGGATGCTCTGTCTGTCGTTGACTTAGAGTTAGGTTACGCTCTGCCCACTCGACCACTGACTGCCGTGGAGTAGGTCTCCAGAGTTGTCTTCGGAACTCTAGGATCTCGCGCTGTAAGTCAGTCATCAAAAAAGCTGGTTCATCTTATATTGCATAGCGGTCGCCATGTTGATTAACGCCATGCGATCTTTGATTCCGTTAACAACACGATCCTCAACCTTATGGTTTGCAGCCCAAGACGCATTTCGGTTGAAGATCTCAACCATCATAACGATGTTGTCATCCAGCAAATGAAGCACTCCATAGAACGGGAGC